TCGGATTGTCCGAAAAAGCACTGGAAATTTATCGTAATGATGTGAATGATCCTGAAGCGGCAGATTGGGCTATTCCACGCGAGCATCCTGTTTTAGTTCGACTGGTCGAGGAGCTTGGCGAAGAAGCCAATACTCGATTCTCGCAACTGAAAATTGTAGAAATTCCTGACGGCATCGAATGGACTATTTGTGATTATGATGGATTGGAATGGGTGGCTGAAGCTCACCGCACTTGGAGTTAACAAAGGTGAAAATATGATGCACTTTGTTATATGCAGCAGTTGTGGTGACAAACATAAAGTCGATGATGTAGAATTTCTTAACATCGAAGAAGGGCTACGCGGTGAAGACATTATGACTTATAAATGCCCTGTAACTGATGAATGTGTTCAATCTTTTGTTTATAGGAAGTAATTTTATAATGGGAACTAATTACTACGTTGCTTCCAATCTTTGTGAATGCTGCGACCGATATGATGAAGAATACCATATTGGTAAGTCATCAGGCGGTTGGGCATTTTCTTTCCATGGATATCGACCTGAACGGCTGGTAAGCTGGCAGGCGTGGAAAGAATTTCTCAAAGATAAAATCATCATGGACGAATACGGAGAACGTAAAGACTATGATTGGTTCGTTCAATATATTGAAGGACCAAAAGCACCCAGTTATACAAATACTCATGGGCATAAAAATCTTCAACATAACACAGAATCTAAAAAAAGTTCTTGGTTCAATCCCGAATACGATTGGGATGATCCAGAAGGATACTCATTCTGTAGTAGAGAGTTTTCATGAATGAGAATGAACTAATCTATAATGCATGGCGCGATTCAGAAGCATATCAGGTACCTATGACAGAAGAAGGTATGAGACTTGCAGGGATGAGATTTGAGTCTTTTCGCAAAGGCTGGGAATATCATAAGTTCTACCTAGAACATGGTGATGTTTTTATGAAAGATTATCTTGAACATGGGCCGAGGTGTGAAGATAAATGATTAATATTGTTACACCAAAAAAACTTTATTACGTGCTGCTATACAAACCAAGAACCTTTCCCGACGGTGGTTGGTCTAACTTTATTGCTACACCACATCTTGGTAAAGCACGATACTACGCTAAGAAACTAAAACGGCAGCATCGTCAAATCGATGTACGGGTACGTGGTAAGCGTAAAGCATACGTTCTAAAAGGAAGCTGGCTATGAATGAAACTGTTTATCTTTTTGTTGGTTATATCTTAGGCATTCTTCTTGGCTATGTGTTATGGGCACCTGAAACACGATTCAAGCGGAATTTTGTTGATGGGTTGACTCTGCGATTTCTTTGGGGAAAGCGATGAACAAACGAATGAGAGAACTTGAAAAACAATGTTGGGACTATCAAACCAATCATTTGAATACTGATAAGTTCGCCGAGTTAATTGTTCGGGAATGTAATCAGGCAGTGTTGGAAGTGCCACTTTACTACAAAGACTATCGTAGTCAAATTGAAGACGCTGTGATTCGTGACTGTGCTAGAGCCGTATTAGAAAAATTCGGAGTTGAATGATGAGTGAAGAAAGACCTTGTAGAGATAAAGAATGGTGGGAACATTATCCATTGCATAAATGGTGGTGTAATGATGTATGCCCATTGGTGCCTCGGTGGCATTATCGAGAAGGTGATGAATGGAATGCAAACAATTGGAGTGTTCACTGGTTGATATTCACTGTTTGGTCGTTGGAACACTTTTCGCTTGGTGTGGATGCTGGGCTAGACCCAAATGAACTTTATGTTGGTGCTATCTTGCCTTACCTAAGAATTACAGTTGGCGTAAGGCATTGTTATTCCAACTGGCAAAGTAAACTTAACGAATTCCTGCGAAGAAAGCCTGCGATTAAGGAGCCAAAATATGACAATGACTGAACTGATTCAAAAATACCCTTTGATCTTTCAAGTTCGGGAGGGTCATGAGCTTGAACCGTTTTGTATGTTTGGTGTTGAATGTGGAGATGGCTGGATCCCTCTCCTCAATACACTCTGCTATCAAATCCAATCGTATATTGATTACCGTAAAAAAAGTAATGAGCAAATCGAAGAGAATAAAAAGAAGTACCCAGATTACAATCAGAAGCCCTTCGACCTTATTCCTCAAGTTGTTGTAACACAAGTTAAAGAGAAGTATGGTACACTTCGGTTTTACTATGATGGTGGTGATGAAACAATTGATGGCATGGTGCGTATGGCTGAAGCGATGAGTGCAATTACCTGCGAGGCTTGTGGTAATTTAGGAAAATTTCGAGGTAAATATTGGTTCTATACAGCGTGTGATGAACACACAAAGGAGGAAGATAAAAATGACAATTGATGATATTGCAAAACTTGTTTCTATTATTGAAGGGTGTAAAGCACATGATGTTAGAAAAATTCTTTTTGACTACCTTGTGTCTGAGCTACATAAGGACGGAATGATTCGGACTATTAAACCTTTGTCTATTGAGGATATTAAACCCGTATCATCATGGCGTAATAAATGTGCTGTGTGTCATCTTGATAGCGTGCAAGGTTATGTTTGTAGCAGAGGTGATTGCCCATCTAAAATCACTTCGGGCATTGGCATCAACTCAGTAAACCGCACTAGTGGTATTGACACTTATTAAACTTTCATGATAAAAAAGATTATATACCTGCTACTCACATTAAGTTTTTTCTTTGCACTTTCTTTGTTGTTAATTCCTGCGGCAGGTATTATAATTGGTGTATTACGTGATTTGCCAGTGTGGGGGAATCGGTAGACCCAGCGGACTTAAAATCCGCCGCACACAAATGCGTACCGGTTCGAGTCCGGTCACTGGCACCAAGTTAAGGGCGTGTAGCTCAGTCGGTCAGAGCAGTGGACTCATAATCCATTGGTCGTTGGTTCGAACCCAACCGCGCCTACCATAAAAAGGATACTATGTCTAAATTCTACACAAGTGTTATTCAATATGGTAATCGTATTCTGTTTCGAGGTGTAGATAACGGGTATCATACACAGGCAAAGATTCCTTTCGCACCAAAACTATTTGTCAAGTCAAAGAAATCGCACGATGAATATCTTTCTGTCTTTGGCGACAACCTTGAACCTATTCAGTTCACGGATATCAATGACGCAAAAGAATTCATTAGCAAATACAGCGATGTAGAAAATTTTGAGATTTTTGGCAACAAGAATTTTGCCTATCAGTATATCACCGAAAACTACTCAGGTGAAATACAGTTTGATATTTCCAATATTCGTATCTACTCAATCGACATTGAGACATCTTCAGAACACGGATTCCCGAATGTAAACAATCCCATCGAATCTGTTCTTCTCATAAGTATACAAAACTCAGTCACTAAAGAGATCATAACATTCGGATGTGGTGATTATGTGGGCAACAAACCCAACCACATCTATGCAAAGTGCAAGGATGAGTATGATCTATTGAGTAAGTTTTTGCTATTTTGGCAAAAGGATTACCCAAATATTTTGACGGGTTGGAATATCGATACCTTTGACGTTCCTTATCTTATTCGTCGAATGGAAAAGGTCCTTGGTGTTGAGATGACACGCCGTCTATCACCTTGGAATGTGATTAATGACAAATCCTTTGAGAGGGCAGGAAAGGAAATCCTTGCGTTTGATATTCTTGGTGTTGCTATTCTTGATTACATTGATTTGTATAAAAAATTTACCTATTCAGCACAAGAGTCCTACAAACTCGACTATATCGCAAAGGTTGAACTAGGTAAACAGAAACTTGAGAACCCTTATGATACGTTTCGAGAGTTCTACACAAATGACTGGCAAATGTTTGTTGATTACAACGTAATCGACACTGAACTGGTCGACCAGCTTGAAGATAAGATGCGACTAGTTGAACTCATCATTACGATGGCGTATGATGCAAAGTGTAATTATGCAGACGTATTCTCAGCAGTACGCACTTGGGATTGTATCATTTACAATCACTTGTGGAACAAGAAAGTTATCGTTCATCAACGAGACGAATCACGCCGCGGCAGACAAATCATTGGCGCCTTTGTCAAAGAACCTGTCCCAGGTAAATACGATTGGGTTGTGTCTTTTGATGCAACTTCACTGTATCCTTCAATCATTATGCAATACAACATGTCTCCTGAGACAATGGTTCCCAATCATTCATATGACACAACCATTGAAGGTATGATCAATCATGTTTTCGATATTTCAAACGAGACAGTTGATGTTGATCTAACAATGGCAGCAAATGGATACTTTTACAAACGAGATCGTCAAGGCATGTTTCCTGAGATCGTTCAGAAGTTATTTGATGACCGTCAACGATATAAGAAGTTGATGATTGCAGCACAAAAGCAATACGAAGAAACAAAAGACAAAAAGTATCAGAAAGAAATTTCTAAGTTCAACAACTTTCAGATGGCAAGAAAAATTCAGTTGAATTCATTGTTCGGTGCATGGGGTAACGAATACTTTAGGTTTTACGATGATCGAATTGCTGAAGGTATTACAATTACAGGACAATACATCATTCAACGAGTTGGAATTGCATTGAATGAATACTTAAATAAAATTTGTGGGACTGAGAAGTTTGATTATGCATTCTATAGTGACACTGATAGCTGTTATATTACTCTTGATCCTCTTGTAAGGAAATTCTATGCTGGGCAACCGAAGGACAAGATCATTGAGATCCTCGATAAAATTTGCGAAGACAAGATTGTTAAAGTTATTAACAAAGCATGTGATGGTATCGGTGATTATACAAACGCATTCCAAAGGAAAATTATATTCAAGCGCGAGGCAATCAGTGACCGCGGGATCTGGGTCGCTAAGAAAAGGTATGCGTTAAACGTTTATGATAACGAAGGTGTGCGATATAAAGATCCTAAACTAAAAGTAATGGGATTAGAGATTGTCAAGTCATCAACACCAGAACCTGTTCGTGAATCCTTGCGCGAAGCAGTTCGTCTTGCCCTCACATCAACAGAGGGGGAGCTACACAAATTCATCGATGACACAGAAAGTAAATTCAAAACTCTTAAACCACATGAGATTGCCTTTCCTCGAGGTGTAAAGGGTTTGGCAAAATATTCAGACAATGCCAACATTTACAAAAGTGCAACACCAATGCATGTGCGAGGAAGTTTGTTGTATAACTTTCATGTTAAAAAGAAAAATCTTGAAAAGAAATTTGAACTAATCCAAGAAGGCGAGAAGATCAAGTTCCTATACCTTGTTGAACCCAATCCTATCTCAGAGAACTGCATTGCCTTCATTGGACAGTTGCCTGATGAATTGGGATTGACAAAATTTGTTGACTATAATACAATGTTCGAGAAGTCATTTATTGAACCACTTAATGCAATCATTGAAGGTATGGGATGGAGTGCAAAACCACAAGCATCCCTGGCAAGTTTATTTGATTAAAGGAAACCTATGTCACTTCTAGAAAAACTTAAAAAGAATAGCACCATCAAAGAAACTGCTACTCTGTCTGAATCAAAATTTTTCAATAAGAAAGATATGATTCAGACACCTGTGCCTATTCTAAACGTAGCTTTGTCGGGTAGTTTGACGGGAGGCCTTACTCCTGGATTGACTGTCTTTGCAGGCCCGTCAAAACATTTTAAAACCGCATTTGCTCTCATGCTGGCAAAATCATATTTGGATAAGTACGATGATAGTGTTGTTCTATTTTACGATTCTGAGTTCGGTAGTCCTCAATCTTATTTCGATAGTTTTGGTATTGACACTAATCGAGTCGTCCACACACCCATCACCGACATTGAGCAGCTTAAACATGACGCTATGGCTCAGCTTAGCAACATTGGTCGGGGCGACCATATCATCATTATTGTTGACTCTGTAGGTAACCTTGCTTCGAAAAAAGAAGTCGAAGATGCGCTTGAAGGCAAGTCAGTTGCGGATATGAGTCGCGCAAAACAAATGAAATCTTTGTTTAGAATGATTACACCTCACCTTACCATCAAGGATATTCCCATGGTTGTTGTGAATCATACGTACAAAGAGATCGGTTTGTATCCGAAAGATGTTGTGTCAGGAGGTACAGGCGTTTACTATTCGGCTGATAACATTTTTATCATTGGTCGCCAACAAGAGAAAGACGGCACTGATTTGACAGGATATAACTTTATCATCAATGTTGAGAAGTCGCGTTACGTGCGCGAGAAATCAAAACTCCCTGTTGAAGTATCATTTGAGGGGGGTATTAGTAAGTGGTCGGGATTGCTTGATGTTGCACTTGACGGAGGATTTGTAGTAAAACCTTCTAATGGATGGTATTCACGTGCAGGAGAAGATAAAAAATATCGCCTGGCTGATACAAACAATAAAGACTTCTGGTTGCCTATTCTAACAAGTAAACAATTCAGTGACTTTGTTGAGAACAAATACCGCGTATCAGCAAACAGTATTATGTCAGATATGTCTGCTCATGATATTGAAGAGGAGTATGGAAATGCAAATTAAAGAAATGTACCTGCCTTGGGCAGTTGATGGGAAGTGGGGTATCGAAATCGCTGATGGCAAGTTTAAAGATACAGTCATTCAAATCGAAAATATTGAATTTAAAGACAAGGATTCAGAAGAACTGTTAGTCGATTATCATATGATCAATGTACCTGAAGGTGTAATCGAAAGTGATTACAAAACAAATGAATTTTTTGAACTGATGCAATTGATTATTTCTGATATAATTGCAGAAGCTGTTCAATTGCACAAAGAGGAAAAATGACAATAGAAAATACTATCCTTAGCAATCTCATGTACAATGATGAGTACATGAGAAAGGTATTTCCCTTTCTTAAACAAGAATACTTCAGTGAAGTAAACACTAAGATAGTTTATAAACATATTTCAGATTTTATCAACACTTACAACACGCTCCCTTCGCGTGAAGCGTTGCAAATTGCTTTTCATAATGATAAAGACATTCCTGAAGATACCTTTTCAGAAGTTATGGCGATTGTTGATTCCTTCGTAAAGGAAGAAACAAATATTGACTGGGTGGTCAATGAAACAGAAAAGTATTGCAAAGATCGAGCGGTGTACAATGCAATCGTAACATCAATTAGTATTCTTGATGGTCGAGATAAAATTCATTCGAAGGATGGTATTCCGACACTGTTGCAAGAAGCATTGGGGGTGTGCTTCGATACATCTGTTGGTCATGATTATATTGATGATGCTCTTAACCGATATGAATTTTATAATCGTGTAGAAGATCGAATTCCTTTTGACTTGCATCATTTCAATTTAATCACAAAGGATGGATTGCCTCGAAAGACATTAAACGTTGCACTTGCAGGAACAGGTGTGGGCAAGTCGTTGTTTATGTGTCATGTTGCAGCATCATGTCTGCAACAAAATAAGAACGTATTGTACATTACGTTAGAGATGGCAGAAGAAAGAATTGCAGAACGTATCGATGCAAATCTTATGGATACACCAATCGACGAATTGAAAGACATTCCAAAACAAACTTTTGAAAATCGTGTCAAGAAGATTTTGACAAAGACCCAAGGCAAGCTCATCATCAAAGAATATCCAACCGCGTCAGCACATGTGGGACACTTTAAGGCTCTGTTGAATGAACTTAGTTTGAAGCGTAATTTCAAACCTGATATTATTTTTATCGATTACTTGAACATTTGTTCCAGTGCAAGATTCAAGCCAAGTTCAAACGTCAATAGTTATACAATGGTCAAGGCAATTGCAGAAGAATTGCGAGGCCTTGCTGTTGAGTATAATCTACCTATCGTATCAGCAACACAAACGACTCGAGGTGGTTATGGTAACACTGATGTTGAATTGACAGACACTTCTGAATCGTTTGGGTTGCCTGCAACTGCTGATTTTATGTTTGCTCTTATTAGTACAGAAGAACTGGAGAAGATGGGTCAATTGATGGTGAAACAATTGAAGAATAGATATAACGACCCGTCTGCTTACAAAAGATTTTTGATTGGTGTAGATCGAGCAAAGATGCGTTTGTATGATCTGGAAGAATCTGCACAAAGAAATATCCACGATTCGGGTAACATTGAAGTAGAAAGTATTACAAGAAAGGCAAGTCGAGATTTCTCTAGCATTCGTTTATAAATAAACAAAAACCAGAGGAGTGCCCATGTATCAAGGAAAAGCTATCTGGAAGCGTTTGTTCAAGAATTCTGATTGGATCAAAGGTAGGGTGATGGCGTCTACTATAAAAGAAAAAGTAGACGAAATCATTTTACCTTATAGAGCCAAAACAAAAATTATCAATCAAAAGTTTACTAACAAAAAAACAGATTTTATGGTCGGGGGCGAATTCGCTCCCGATGTTTTTCGTAAACCAATCACGATAGAAATATGCATATCTGCAGAAAAGGGATACGTTTATTTTAGCAAAAAGAAAAAAGAACGGTTTATATTTTTGTTGTCACAAACGTTACAACATGAACTAATACATTTGAACCAATTTAAGAACCGTGGTTGTGAAAATTTTTATACTCATTACTATACCTTCTCAAAGGGTCAATCAAGAAGCTCTTTACAAAAACTAGAATATTTTGCAATGGTTGAGGAGATTGATGCATTTTCTCATGATCTGGCTATGGAAATTTGTTATTATTACCCAAACATTGATTATAAAACCGTGCTAAAAAATATTAATGATTTTGAACAACTTCATACCTGGAAAGTTTATAGAAGAACCTTTAAAAAAGCCAGGTGGATTCACGTTAGAAACGAACTGTTGCGAAAAACATACAGATGGCTGCCTGTTGTAAAGATGCAATACGGGTGGTTGACAAAGTGAACTTTCTCCTGCAGAATAATGGTTCTGATGGAGCAAACCATGATTTCTGTCCCAAAAGTTGGGTCTTCCGTGACAGTCACCACTCAGCATAAGAATGTGCGGTTGGGTGAACCTGCACAAATCAAACAAAGCTACACGGGTGTGGTCCTGAATCCCGAGAAGTGGATGATTCCTTCTGAATTTGCGATTGCTACAGGAAACAAAGATTTTCCTCGAGCAATCATTAATAGCGCCTACGTTGTTGACATACAGTATCATAAGGGTGGATCAGGACAAGTAGTTGATTCGAATATTCGCACCTTTAAAATCACTAGTAAATCGTCAGGTAAATCTTATATTGTCACTGCTGCGCCAAATCAAATCACTTGCACCTGTACGGGATTCTCATTTCGTAAAACATGCAAGCATTCCGCCAAAGTAACCTCTTTTCTGAAAGGAAATTAAATGGAACTCCGAGGCCTAAACAAACGACAACACCAACTCGCTAACATGATGTGGGAGCTAGGGTCTACAGATGAACTAGATCAGATGATTGAAAATCTCCCGAGCGATACAGATAAACGTGATTGTCTACTCCTTCTAAAGCTGATGCTCTTGGAGGCTATCGACCAAGAAGTTGACGGAATGGAGGAATTTCCTGATGTTTGCGCCTATTTGCACAGTTTCTGATGTATCATAAAAACAACACCGGTTGACAAAGTTTCTAGTTACTGTATAATTGATTATGTTGATTGATTGGAGATAGACATGATTCTTCCTGGTATGATAGTCGCCCTTGTTTTTATCGGTGTTACAGTGATTGGCTTTTTTCTATGAGTGTTGCGTAAAAACAACACCGGTTGACAAAGTTTCTAGTTCCTGTATAATTGATTCTGTTGATTGATTGATTCGGAGAATTTTCATGGCCTACATGTCCCAAGAAACCAAAGCGAAAATCGCCCCCAAAATCAAAGCCATTCTGGCCCGGAACGGGTTGAAGGGTTCTCTTTCTGTTCGGAATTATTCGACGCTGGTCCTGAATATCAAGGCCGGCAAGATCGATTTCATCAAGAACTTCAATGAAACTTGCCAAACTGAGTTTGGTCGGCGAGTAAGTTTTACTCCTGCTACTACATCTATTGATGTGAATCCGTACCACTTCCGCGACCACTTTTCTGGGAAAGCAAAACAAGCCCTCGAGCAACTCCTTGCTGCAATGCAAGAGGGCAATTGGGACAAGTCGGATGTCCAAACCGACTACTTCAATGTAGGCTGGTATGTAGATGTTAATATCGGAAAGTGGAACAAGCCCTACGAACTTTTGAAATAATAGGATTGACATGAATAAAGAACTCGTTTATGATGTTATTTCTGCTGTTGGGATCGTAGGTTTTCCTGTTTTTGTACTTCTTATTTCACAACTTTTTGATTGACAATTGATTTTTTTTAACTTATATTATGTTTTTAGGAGTGAAGATGAGTGACGTTGCAAAATACAACTTTGGTGGCATCTCTAAACGTATCGGACAATATAAAGTTCGAGTCGGTCAAGGAGATATGGTTACTCGTATTAAGATGATGATCAAGGAAGAACACACCGAGATCGATCTGATTGAGTTTCCTACTAAGCTGACTAAAGCACAAGTTTGCGAAGAATTGCTGAAGATTGAACGTTTTCAAAAGTTCAAAGATGTTATTCAAGAAACCTTTGACAAGAAAGCCTCGACTCCAGTAGCTGCTACACCTAAAGTAGCAAAAGTTCCTGCACAAAAGCAAGTTACTGCTGGGAAGCAGAAACCCAAGGTTGTGCTTAACAAGCCCCAGAAACCAGATGATGATCTTGTTCTGGAAGAATTGAAACAACTGGTAGCTTAATTTTATTATCGGAGTAAATATGAAACCACAAACTAAAACTGTTCTTAACCTTCTTCAGAAGGGTAGCCTTAGCGTCGAGCAAGCGGGCAAACGTTTCGGTATCAGCCGAACCTCTCTTGGTGCTCGTGTAAGCGAACTTCGCCGTGAAGGTTACGCTGTCTATACCAATCGCACCAAGCAAGGCACTTCATATCGCCTCGGCAATCCTAGCCGAGAGATGGTTGCCCTTGCTTACAAAGCAGCGGGACAGCGCGCTTTCCAGTAATTTCGTAGGATCCTTGGTTGGTTTAGGGCGCTTCGGCGCCTTTTTTTTTATTTTATAAATATTAAATAAAACCTTTAAGAGGGTCGGTATGTCTATTAAATTTTTCAAAGAATATGCAAACGTTTCTGAACTTCTTCAAGAAACGGTCATTGCTGCTACAGGTTATAAAGCACCTCGACATACGAAAACTTACATTGAACCCTTTATCGGACAAAAGATGTCGCACACGCTCGCGCGCGATGTAGGCGAATTGAAGGCAGGATCAAAAGTAACTGTACACTCGACTAAAGAAGTCGATGGGAAGCACATGGCTACCGTTAGCGGAAGCTCAGGTAAAAAGGTAGAAATTCCTCATAGTTACATGCACAAACCAGAATCAGTCGTTGTTCGTCGAGGCTCTGCTGGGTTTGAAGCCGAAAACAAAATTGCTGACAAGCTGAAAAATAGAGGGTTAATGGACAAAGGAACGGTGACAGCTGGTAGTACAGGAGGAGTTGATTTTCATATAATTAATAAGAAAAAGGGTATTCGTTACGGCGGAAAAGAAAGTAATCAGATAGGCGGTGAGTCAAAAATTAGCTTAAAGGCAAAAATGGGGGCAATCGCGCTAAGTCATACACCTGAAAAGGGATGGCATGTGAGCGAAAAATCAAAGAAAGCAAAGCCCCACTTAGCAAAAGCTATCGAACAATCAAAGGTTAAGGGGACGCCCGTTCTAGAACATTTGAATAAACATTGGGGAGATCCGCGCGGAGGTAAACACCTTCCAAATGTTTCTACAGATACTAGCGATTTACACCCAGTTCATGCATACATGAAAGATCACGAAGCTGATGTTTTACACATTCACACTCATGGAACATTTCGAGGCGGGATGAGTGAAAAGAGAGATAGAACAGGTGGTGGGTTTCCTCTACCAAAAGGCACAGGAAGATTTACGATTGGTCGCGAAAGAGCAGGAGGAACAGTGAATGCAGCTTTTCGTGTATATTCAGCAGGATTTGAACACTCACATGTTGATCTAATGAAAGATGAACATCTTGAAAAAGTTGCTAAGAAATTAGGACACTGATAGGTTTCATTCATTCCCAACAATGCTATTTTAATCACCTTGTCAATATCTGTCAATGCAATCAATTAAAGAAAAGAAATTATTAGTAAAGTTTGCTCAGTCAATGGGTCAACCTATAGACCCCGGTATTGTAGAAGAAGTGAAAAAGTATGAAGAAATGCAATCCTCGATAAAGGAAAGCATTCGTTCGAACATGATGGAAGATTTGAGAGAGCTGTTTGACACGGCGGTGACAAGCAAGGTTGAGGAAGTCAAAGAACAAGTAGAAGTAGTTGTTGAAGAAGTAGAAGTTACACCTCCACCTAAAGTACAAGAAGAAACGCAACCCTCACTGATTGAAAGATCAGCAGCAGTTATTGAAAAGGTTGAAAAGGCAGCAGCCATAAAAGAAGATTCGTATCAACAACCTGTTGCACCTTTACCTGCAGATATTAAAGCTATAAAAGAAAAAATAAAAGTCCTTGAACAATGGATAAGTAAGATATCTTTAACTGGGCCCGGAGGTGGCGCAGGTGAAGTATATAATCTTGATATGCCAACAACTTTAGTTACCTCTAATTCATATGTGGTAACTAGAAAAGATTATTATATTGGCGTCAACTATGCTGGAACTGTCAATATAACATTGCCCACAAATGTTAAACAAGGTAGATATCTTATCATCAAAGACGAATCTGGTGGGTGTTCTAAATATCCGATCATTGTACACGGTAATGTCGATAATGATCCTGATGGATTTATTCTAAAAATTAATAATGGTGGAATTCAAATGATTTATCGAAACGGTTGGAGAATAGTATGACGTATTTGTTTCAAGAAACACAAACACAAAATACAGATGCGTTTGGTCGCCTGCGCGTCAGCCAGCCCTACACGCTGTTTGACAGCCAGAACAGGTACGCATCAGACAACCAGTTTGACAGCTCAGTAACGGGCACCGGCTCTGTGACCTTCAACACCAACCAGGCGAGTAACACCTTGGCTGTTACCGCTGGTGGCGTGGGGTCCGTGGTCCGTCAGACTTTCCGCTCGTTCCCTTACCAGCCCGGCAAAGGTCTGTTGGTACTTGCGACGTTCCTCATGGACAACGGAACATCGGCCAACCTGAACCAGAAGGTTGGCTACTTCAACACGCAAAACGGCGTGTTCTTTCAGCGCACCGGTGGTACCAACTCCTTTGTTGTTCGCTCGTACACCTCGGGCGTGGCAAGCGATGCACGGGGCGTGGCCCAGTCTTCGTGGAACGGGGACAAGCTCAACGGCACGGGGCCCAGTGGTATCACCCTGGACCTGACCAAGCCGCAGATTCTTTGGATGGACTTTGAGTGGCTGGGTGTTGGCTCTGTGCGCTGCGGCTTCATCATTGACGGCCAGTACATCGTCTGCCACACCTTTAACACCGCAAACGAATACGGCACGACCGTCTACATGACGACTGCCATCTTGCCAGTGCGATATGAGATCACGACCACCACTGCAGCAGTTGCAGCGTCGCTGACTCAGATATGTTGCTCTGTGATGTCTGAGGGCGGGTTTGAACAGACGTCAATTGAACACGTTGCAAGACGGGTTAATGCGACCTCTGCTTCAACGATCACAACTTCTTTTTATCCTATTGCCTCTATCCGCTTGGCATCCACCACCTTAGGTGCCGTTGTCATACCATCAGCAATAAATTTTCTTCCGACAACCTCAGACAATTACGAAATTGCGCTGATTAAAAATGCAACCTTGACTAGTCCATCATGGACCGCAGTGCCCTCTGACGCCAACGTAGAATACGACATCACGGCTTCCGCTATGACAGGTGGAACAATCTGCATTAACACGTTTACCACGGGTAAATCGGGGCCAGTGCCATTAAACGCAGCGGGTGCCTATAACTGGGACCTGCAGCTTGGAGCATCTTTAGCAAGTGTTAGTGACACATTTACGCTGGCAGCACGTGTTGTAACGACAGGCGGTGGAGGCAGCGGGGGCGGTATAGGTTCCATCTCTTTTTACGATTTGACGCAGTGAAGGACCCATTGACAATAAGTCTTTTGCAAAACCCTGATTAATAAATAAAAATAAACAGGAAAAATATGCTTACCTTTAGATTTTTTACACTTAACGAGTCGATACGTCAGGGGCTGCCTCATATCACTACAATGGATCATGAACAGTTCCACAATCTGACTAAAACAGGTAAGATTCATTTTGATGATGTTACTGAAAAAACTGATGGGCAAACTATGATGATGGGTCACGATGAGCAAGGATTTTATACCCAATCATCAGGTTCAGGCAATGAAAAGATGCGAAAACCAGAAGATTACGCTGAACGTGCCAAAAGGAGGTCGCAAGAAACAGGTAAGCCTCTTGATCTAACAGCGCCGAAGGCGTTTGGGCATATACACAAAATTCTGCAAGGTAATGAAAAACTTCAATCATACCTTGGTAAAAAACACAAAACAACAGGTGAAGAAGTTAAGGTTAGAGGTGAATCATTCTATAAGCCCTGGGCTCGCCCAAGTGATACAAAGAAGGGTGAAGTCAAATTTGTGGGAACATCCTATGATCCTTCTCATATGGGCACGGTAGGGAAATTTGTTTTGCATACGAAGCTACCCGAAAACGCTCAACACAATCCAGAAGAATTTAAAAAACTTTCTGATAAAGACATAAACTTCGACGATGATATTATCAAGCACAAAGGTGGTTCGGTTAATGTGTCAACAGAACACAAGGCATTTAAGTCACTTAACCACGATCTTCTAAAAGCAAGAACAACTAAAACTAATAAATCCGACAAGGAAGCAGAAACTGAAAAGTTCAACAAAATTAAAACTGCTGTTTCTGCAAAGGTTGATGAGCACGTAAAAAGTTTAAACATTGCACCTAAGTGGGGATCGGGAACTGAAGGTGCTGTTATTCATCCCACCAATAAAAACGCAGATGCACCTCGTTTTAAAGTAACAAGCGACGCTTTTAGAAAATACAGAGCATCTGACGATGCAAAAAATATTAAGTCAAAAAGGCCTACTGATGAAAACGTTTAAGGGTTATATTTTAGAGGGGGGCAATCTTGTTGTTGATGATGTATCTGCGGCACCTATAAAGGTAACAGACAAGAATAGGCATCAAGTTCAATCTGATTTACATGGTATGATGAGTGCATTGCATGATACAGTTAAGTCGCACACAGGGGGCGAAATCTTTGGAAAAGGACAAAAGGCATTAAATACAGGAAGTGCCTTCTCGGGATCTACAGCGCACCTTTTTGATAAGAAAATCTCTGATAAAGAATTGGTCAAGCATAAATCTGAAATGGGTGATGCTGACGTAAAGGTAGACAAAAAGCATTTTGATGCATTGCAACCACATTTGCAAAAAGGCTCTACCTACGGTAAGTACACAGTTGCGGGTTACAGTAAAGGTGGTGGTGAACACCACGTGCTGATGAAACATGAAAATGGCCAAGTGCATCAAGTTGACTTTGAGGGCACTGAATATCATAAAGATGAACCTACAGAATTTGCTAAGTTTTCACACAGTTCACATTGGGATGATACAAAAGCAGGAATAAAAGGTGCTCATCATAAAATACTTTTAAATGCTGCGGGGGGATCTACACACAAGTTCTCAATTCTACACGGATTGTCTCCTCGTGGTGGTGAAGATAAATGGAACAACAAACCAGATCATATTGCTAAGACACTTTTCGGGTCAAAGGTGAAAGGGGAGCACATTCAATCCTTTCATCAAGTTGCTCAAGCAATTAAGGCACATGTCCCGCAAGAAAGACATCAAGAGATATTTGACAAATTTTCTTCTGATATGAAGAAGCATAAGAAGATCAATTCATCGAATGCAATAAAACATTTGGGTTCTGTTCTTGGTATCAAATCTGCTGTTAATGAAGAAACTGATGCGGGTCATCATGCTACAGTAGTGCCTATGGCGGGATTTAGTCCCTTTTCACATATGGGACACGCAAAAGATTTAGGTGACACAATGATGGCGTTGCCCGGTAAAAAGTTTGTAGGCATATCGAGTAAGGCAGAAGCATTTACTCCCCAAGAGCGTGGCAATATTCTTGAAAGGCAATGGTCACGTAAAAACGACAAAGTTCATGCACATGTAATCACAGGAATGGGAGAAGTGATTAGAAAAGCACATGATTCATTACCAGAAGGAAAAAAGGTTCTCCATCTGGTTGGAGGATCTGATCGTAAAAAATTCATTGAAGGTATTAAAGATAGCCTACAAAAAGGCAAAGTCAAAGAGATGGAAGGTAAATCGTTTGATGAGGTTCATACACACTATCCCACTGATGAAAATAGATCTCATGGCATGAGCGGCACTAAGATGCGTAAAGCTGCGTTTGAGGGTGATGTTGAAACATTTCACGCACATCTTGGACCCATGTTTTCAAGGCCCGAAGCTACTAAATTAATGAAAAAGGTTAAATCTGGAATAGCAGCAGGCACAATACCTTTGGAAAGAAAATGACAAATTCAAAAGAAAATAAATATAAGACGGCATCAGGTTCTTACAAAAAGAATCCAAGAAATCGATCAGGTATAAGTAAAAAGTATTCAGGTAATTTGTCCCACGAAACACAATTGGCAAGAAAAGCGCACTGGAATAAAACAAGTAAGATGGCAGACGATAATCCTGCAGCGTATACACCCGCCCCTGGTGATAAAGGTGCTAAGACTAAAGAATCGATTTATACTAAGAGATACAAAGAAAGGTTTGGAGAAGATAAAATGAAAATTCCCTTTTTACTTATGAATGAGCGACAAAAGCAGCGCCTCGCTGAAGGTAATGGTTCTCCACAAATTTCTTATCTGAATACTAAGACACAAAATCTTGATATGTGTCCAAAAGCAAAAATTGCATTCGAAAAACTTATTGGTGTTCAATCTGATGCTGAAATGAAGATGATGCAATCAACAAAAGACATGCATGCTGCGGTTTCGGCTGGGTTAGAAGCTAAGCCTACTCGCCTTAAACATATGCAATTTAAACAATATGTAGGTCTGTAAATGAAAGAACAACTTGCAGATCAATTAAAAGTTTGTCTATCTGATGCCTTTACATTTTATTTTAAGGCACACAACTATCATTGGAACGTTGAAGGTCCTGATTTTTTTCAATATCATGAGCTATTCGGTAAAATTTATGAAGAAGTTCTAGGAAGTGTTGACACATTAGCTGAGCAAATCAGAACTCTTGACATTTATGCACCCGGTTCATTATCAAGAATTAAACAGTTAACTTCTATTGTAGAAGATGAAAATTTACCTTCACCTATTGAAATGGCAAGACATCTTTTTATTGAAAATAATAAAGTGTTGGCTTCATTAATGATTGGATACAAAATGGCTGAAGAAATAGGAGAGTTGGGCATATCAAACTTTCTTCAGGATAGAATTCAAGCTCACCAGAAACATGCATGGTTTCTAAGATCAGTAGGAAAGTAAAATGGATACAGTTCTACGTCAGGATTTAATTGATATTGCCTTAAGAGCAACCGATGCATATTTGGGTGTGGAAAAACACTCAATGAAAAATGGGTTTGCCACAAATCAAGATATACATGATTTTTCATTTTATCTTTCAAAGGCACATGATGCTTTAACGCAATTGGGAGATATCGATAACCATTATGGGTATATGATAGATCATGTCAATACGATGATGAAATTAGCAAACCATGATGATTCAACACTTGCTGATCTTCCCTACGTTCATGTTCCTAAGAGTGATACGGGTGAAGTAGCTGAAGAAACACAACTAGACGAAATTAGTCAAGCGCTAAAACAAAGATATGCAGAAAAGTCAAAACAACAAGTGCGTGAATTAGAACCTTTCGCTAAAAAAGGTTCAGAATATCGTGACTTAACTAAAAACCTAATTAAACGTCGAGAAGCGGGAATCAAAAAAGCCACGAATGAAGAAATAGATCAGCTTGATGAAGAAGCAAGTAAAGGTTTGGCTGCAAAAGCCGCAAAGTCGGGTATTTCTTTATCAACACTAAAGAAAGTTTATTCACGTGGTGTTGCAGCATGGAAAACAGGTCACCGCCCAGGAACTACACCTCAGCAGTGGGGTATGGCACGTGTAAATTCTTATATTACAAAAGGCAAAACATATCATACTGCTGATAAAGATTTACACGAAGAAACTAAAAAAAAAGATAGTGAGAAAATAGACACACAAGAGTTAGAAAAAATTGCGAATACATTGTCTTGGGAAGATATTGCAGACACATATGAAAAAGAAGATTATGTTACTGAAGAAACAGAAACAGTTGATGAAGGTCTAACCCCTGCAGCAAGATTAAAAAAGCAAAGAGATTTTAGACGTACTGGTGTAAAAAGAAACATTTTGAGAGGGATGCGATTACAACGTGTATCATCCCCCGATAGACTAAAACAAAGATCTATTTTAGCAGCAAGAAGATTATTGTCGAAAAGATTTCTAGCAGGTCGTGATAAGTCAGCATTGTCTCCACAAGAAAAGGATATTCTAGAACAACGGTTAAAGCGTTTGCAACAATTAGGTGTACAAACAATGCTTGCTCAACGATTGATGCCAAAGATTAGAAGAATTGAACAAACAAGATTGAAACATAAAAGTAAATAAATAATACAATAACCAAGGACAATTATGTTATCTTTCCGACAATTTCACGAAGAAACTTTGGATGAGAAGTGTTGGGACACTCACACTCAACAAGGCATGAAGAAAAAAGGTGACAGATGGGTGCCTAATTGTGTACCTAAAGAGAGCTTTGATGAAAGCAGTTTAGAAGAAGGTGAAGGAATTGTAACACCAAGAAAAACAAGATCATCGTTTTTACCTCCTGCTCCGGGAACATATGCTGCTGATCTTGCTGCAGGAAAATATGCGAAATATGGTTTTACTAAATCAGGAAAAGAAACTGCTGCAGCTAAACGTGAAAGAATGAAAAAAGAAGATGTTGAAATTGATGAAGATTGGCAAAAGGTAAATAAATCTGACAGAACAGATGGATTAAGCCAAAAAGCTGTAAATGCTTATAGACGTGAAAATCCGGGATCAAAACTTCAAACAGCTGTTACTGAAAAGAACCCTAAAGGTAAAAGAGCAGCAAGAAGAAAATCGTTTTGCTCACGTATGTCTGGCATGAAGAAACGACTAACTAGTGCAGAAAATGCAAGAGATCCTGATTCACCCATTAACAAAGCGCTACGACGCTGGAATTGCTAAGAGGAAAATATGAGCAGACAATTATTAGAAGAGGCCAAAAAGGTCCTACAGGGCGAGGCAGCAGTTAAACTTGATCCCGTTGGTCAAGAAGATAAAGACGTTGACAATGATGGTGATGCGGATAAGACAGATTCTTATTTGAAAAAGCGTCGCGGGGCTATCAGTGCTGCTATCGCCAAATCAAAAAATGAAAGCATAAAACCTGACCTTTCAGAAGAAGATGCACAGCGTGTGTCCAATATTTTGAAAGGTGTGGCGGAAGAAACTGAACAAGTAGATGAAATGCAAGTTGCTAATAAATATGCACTCAAAGGACCACAACCTTCTGAAGTTCCTGCTTACATGAGAAAAGGTAATGCAAGAAAGCAATTTCCTCTTAAACTTGATGATCTAAAGCGTAAAGATACGATGAGTGATATTGAAAATTTAAGAAAGATGGAAGAAGTTGAACTTGATGAGAGTGATGATTTAGGTCCAATGACAAAAAAACAGAAAACCGTTATGGTGACACATAAGACTTCAGGAAAAGAAAAGGTCATTGTTGATACACCTGAAAATAGAAAAAGAAACGCAGAGATGGGGTTTCACGCTAAATCTGATGAGATGGAGAAAAATGAAGGGGTCAGCCATCAGACCGCCACAACCATGAAACATGCTAAGAACCCAACACTTCAACAGCGCATGTTTGGTCGTGACATTAAACCTGGCGTTAAAGGTTACAGCGACCGAGCTGCAATGCTCCGCGACCTTGAAAAGACAGGAAGGGTAAAGGAAGAAAGCGAACAATCTATTGTCGCCGAATCTGATGGTCCAGTTGTTTGGAAAGGCAATGGGCATACAATTGAAAAAATGGCGAATGACAAATTTACTGTTTACATGGGTGATAAAAAAGGAAAATCATATCCTTCGCTAAGCGCTGCAAAGGCTTCAATACAAGAAGAATTAGATGTTGATTCAATATCAGAAATTGTTGAATCACGTAATGCATTTACTATTGACCTACCTGAAACACTAACATACGAACATTACCTAAAAGCTGCCATGCAAGCTGAAGGTATTGAATCCCTGAAGGAATTAGACGATGAAACACTGATGCCCTTCCTGACGTTTGTTGAACAAATGTTTGTCGAAGGTCAAGAGGAATTCGTTATTTCTGAACTCACATATAGTGAACTTCAAGATAAAATCTATGCTCATCAAAAAGGTGGAAATAAGGTGACAGGCATAGAAAGAAAAACAATGAATGGGCAACCTTACGCTGCATACGTTGTCACAGATAAATCTGGAATGCGTCGTAAATACATATATCAGGGAAACGTAAGACGTGTTCAAAGTTTAGGTCAAGCTCAAAAACCTAACGAAACAAATCCATTAGAAGATTAAGGAGACATTAAATGTCATCTTGGGGAAAACTAGATAGCAAGCAACTGACAGCTAATGTCAGAGTAACAAACGGCAGTTTTGCCGTTTCTAATTCATTAGGTAACGCTACATTATTTTTAAGCGAAGTTAAACCTGGTGATTACATTGCCTTTGGTACTGTACAAGGCAATTCAACTGTAAAATACTACGTCGCCAATGTGCTTTCAAATACATCATTAAATCTTTCGACTACATATGGGGGATCAACTGCAAATGTAAGAGCGAATGTTCAACAAGGTCCTAAGTATATTAATGTTGTTGAAAACGTTCGTGGCAACGCTTATACAATTCAAAAAGTATTTGGTGTTGATTCTAATGAAGCGGGCAACACAATGAATAAAGCCAACAACATTAATCAACCTGGTTGGATTCATCAGATTGTTTGGACAGACGGTTATGGTGCTCGCCGCGTAAAGACTGAAACATTGGTTGCAATGTCGAAGAACTTTAACCGCGATGATACAGCAAATGCATCATTGTCACCAACAACAGGTAACTTGTTAGTTGATGCTGATGATGATACAGAATTAAGAGATACGAATGCCTAAACTTTCTGAACAAACTGCAACGAACTCTGTTGTTTCCTCTGATCTACTTTATGTAGTATCGGGTGGAAACAGCAGAAAAATCAGTGCAGGCAATGTAATTGCGGCTCTTACACAAGTTAAAACAGCACCTGCAGCAACTGTAGGAGCCGCAGGTGACAAAAAAGGCATGATTGCATTTGATACGAACTACCTTTACATTTGTACAGCAGACTATACAGGTTCTGCGAACGTTTGGAAGAGAGTAGCACTAACCACTTGGTAAAATGATTTTTGACTTGACTGAAGATAACTTTTTAATATATGCTATAAAGAATTACGATAACCCTGCATGTAAGGGACTATCTGAATTCAATGAGGATATGAAAAAGTTTAAGTACGTAAAGCGATTGTTGGGGCGTTATCATGCTGGGAAGGGTTTGAAAGAAAGATTACTTTTGAATCATATTATTGTAATTAGTAACTTGTTTGGGCCTGAAGCATCTGTTAAAATGTTGTTTTATAAAATTGACAAAAAGCACTGGCCTACTTTGAAAACCTTCCTAGTATTTTTAAACATTATGCCCGAAAATGTCATTTTATATACTGGTGTAAACGAATCTGATATACCTTTGGATTCAGAAGTAATCAACAAACTTAGAGTCATTTAATGCCAAATCGTTTTATCGACGCCGCGATTGTCTACCGCATCTTAAAGATGCTTGTCACACCATTTGACAAGACAGATGCTTTTCGTTTAGGTATTATAGATGCAAAGGGCAAGATCCTTAAAAAAGCAGTTCAGTTAAAAACAACTGAAGAACGAGATGCATACAGCCTTCTGCACCGTCTTGTGTTTCGTCTAAAAAGAATCATCGAAAAGGTTCCTGTCGAAAATAAAAAATTTCTCTCTTACGCAGCCGCATTCGCACTCATACGCGAACAATATGAAAAAGGTGTAGAACCTATCAATCTTGAAAGAATGTTCTTAGAGTCCCTTAAACAAGAACATGATACAACGTTAGTCGAGAATTTCTTCAACAATAAATATTCAATGACGTTCAAACAGTATCTTGATGAAGAAGATGGCGGAGCACCCGCCAATAATGCTGCGGTATCTGGAGGGATAGCAGGCCTTCCTCCCGATGAACCTCCTGTACCGAAGATGAATAAACTTAACATGTTTAGAAGGAAGAAAAAAGATGAATTCATGGGCAAAATTTAAAAATTACTTCTTTGGTGTCCCCCTCCCTAAAGAGGATACACCCGCACCGCCTCCTGTTGTTGAGGTTAAAAAAGAAGAACCTGTTCCGGTTGTAAAAGAAGAACCCAAACAGCTTGAGTTAAAATTTGATGAAGTAAAACACGAAGCGACGTTGACAGTAACAACATCGACAGTTGAAGTTGCTCCTGCGGTTGAAGCTAAACCTGAAAAGAAAAAAGCTCCTGCTAAAAAGCGCACACCAAAGAAAAAATCAAATTGACAAATTGGTTGTAGTGTACTATGATAGGTTTCAAGGAGGCCTATCATGTCGTTATACATTGATCTAAAATATATTAATTTCCTTTCAGGTCGTCTACCTCTCTTTAAAAGAAAGGGTGATTATCTTTTTAACTTTCGTTGTACCATTTGCGGCGACTCATCATCAAAAAAGTCAAAGGCAAGAGGTTACTTCTATAAAGTTAAAAACGATATGTTTATGAAGTGTCACAATTGTTCTGTATCGATACACTTTGGAACATTTCTAAAACAAACAGATCAGACGTTATACTCACAATACGCATTGGAAAGATATGCAGACGGAGCTGCTCCGAATAAGGCACACAAAACACCACAATTCAAATTTGTCGAACCTGTTGTGGAGAAAAAAAGTTTAATCGATGAACTTTTTGATCGCCTTGATACACTGCCTGAAGATCACCTTGCAACAAAGTATTGTCACGAAAGAAAAATACCTACAGATAAGTTTAAATCATTGTACTTTATTGACAATATCAAAAAGATTGAACAAATATCTGAGTCAATGAAGAATCGTATAAAAGGTGAAGAGCCGCGCTT